TGGTGGTAATCCTGAGCCATAGCGGCGAACCTCCTGATTGGATTAGGCTTCGCCCTATGTTGAAGTGATTGTGCCCGACAAACAGCTAAGTGTAGTTGTACAGTTATTCACACAAAATGACGGTATTTGTCTACTTGCAGGGATAATCAAAATTATGCTGATTCAGGGGGATTCACTGCTCTTATTTGCCGGAAATTTTCTATAAATGGTAGAAACGCCCACATCAAAAATCAGTGCAATACGCTGTCTTGATTCTCCGGCCTCGAGTAAACGTCCAATCTGTGCCCACTGTTCGGTGGTCAACTTAGGACGGCGTCCACCTACTCTGCCTTTGGCACGAGCTGCAGCCAGCCCTGCCCTGGTTCGTTCAACTATCAGTTCGCGTTCCATTTCAGCCAGAGCCCCCATGACATGAAAAAAGAAACGGCCCATTGGGGTACTGGTATCAATACTGTCAGTCAGGCTTCGGAAATTCACACCACGCTGGCGCAACTCTTCTATCAGCGTAACAAGATGCCGCATACTGCGACCCAGTCTGTCCAGCTTCCAGACAACCAGCGTGTCTCCTGCCGATAGTGTCCTGAGCAGTTTTTTAAGCCCCGGTCTGTCGGACTTAGTGCCACTGATTTTGTCCTCAAAAATCCGGTCACATCCCGCGCAGTTCAGTGCATTACGTTGCAAATCGGTGTTCTGGTCATTTGTTGACACGCGTACATAGCCAATAAGCATGAGCATCCCCCTGAATAAAAACCGGAGATGATGCCAGTTAGCCATTATCTCTGCATTTTCATAAACGTTGGTTTGGGAAAAGCGGCTAAAAGGAATGTAGGGACAGGGGCGAATCAGATACCTGATATGGGTAGCTTCACGCTTTCTGTTTCAGGTACTGGATATCAAAAATTACCATCAGGTTTTATTCTTCAGTGGGGCTCAATCGGCGCACCAGGCATTGCACAGGATGTAGTAACCCATTTCCCGATTGCATTTCCAAACAGATGTCTGCGTGTTTTGGTCTCACAAGACTACACACCAGATAGCGGGGCTGTTGGTTATATTGCCTGTGCAGGTTTTAGTCCCGACCCGGTTAAATTTATATCCAGAGCCAGTACTCCTGGCCTCGGCGCTTCATTTTTAGCGTTAGGCTGTTAATTTAGCTATATGGAGTGAAAAATGAATTACATATATTCCGCGACTACAAACTCTTTCTATCCGCTGGAGATGAAAGAGGATTACACTCAAGCTGACTCATGGCCAGATGATGCTGTTGAAGTTGATGAGCAAGTGTATATTGAGTTTTCCGGATTACCGCCGAAAGGAAAAATCCGTATCGCTGGAGAAAATGGTTTTCCTGCATGGTCTGAAATTCCACCACCAACACATGAGGAACAGATTGCTGCAGCCGAACTGGAAAAGCAGCAACTGATTAATCAGGCCAACGATTATATGAACAGTAAACAATGGCCTGGTAAAGCGGCTATTGGCCGGCTGAAAGGTGAGGAACTGGCGCAATATAATTTGTGGCTGGATTATCTGGACGCACTGGAACTGGTCGATACTTCCGGTGCGCCAGATATTGAATGGCCTACGCCTCCGGCAGTTCAGGCCAGATGACGTCCGGCGCTGTGCTGGTATCTGTTGCCGTCACCGCGTCAATGTAATCCAGCACAGCGTTAAGTCGGGTGTTTTCTGGCTGCGTCAGCTTCCGCCCAGCCTGTAATTTCAGTTGAATCAGACTGATGGAAGCCATTGCAGCATCAATCAGCGACTGGCGCTGTGCTTCTGCCGCTTCTACTGCGGCGCTATGCTGTGCCTCGGTATCCGTCACCCATTTCTCACCATCCCATTTATCGTATGGCGTTAACGGTGAAAGCGTGACATAACCGTCTTTGATGGCACCGATATAATCCACTGTAACAGCTGCGCCATTTTCAGTTGAGTAAACGGTCTCATTGCGATGGTCTTCTTCATGGCTCCATCCCTTACCCGTAAATACTGCCACTTTTCCCGGAATGTTTTCGCCCGGGTCAATACCAGTGGAACAGGCGGGTATACTTACGCCAGTATTAATATATTCATCAGACCAGCCGGTATATTCATACGTTACTGCATTATAATAAAAACAACGCATATCGCCCGGCACTGTAGCCAGCCCATTTTCATCAAAAACAGGTTTCATTATTTAGCCCTCACCAGAAAGTTAAATGCAATATTTCGTGGACGGGTTTCTGTATCTACATTTCCACTAATTTCACCATAACGTTTAACACTACGAGAGCTAAGAGCTCGTAGTGAGGAAGGCACCTTAAGACCGGGTTCGTCCGTTTTAACTATTCCCCCGTCACCGTATGTGGCCAGTATTCCTGGGTTTACTCCCTCCCGTGCACTTCCTGCGGCAAGCCCGTCCCCCGTCCACAACTCCATATTGTGTGCATGATCCATAATTGTGTGTGATTGCCCTGAAAGTAGGGTACGTCCGACATCAATCCCGCGCCCATCATCCCAGATACGAATGAAATCACCCCGTGCGTCAGGTAATGCTAGCGCCGGAAACACTTTCGCCAGCACAGGGTAATCAGTGGCAGAGAATTTCGCGCCGTTGAACTTCAAAAACACCATACTGGACCAACTGTCGATTACAGTATTTGGCATTGCGGCGGACGGCCAGAAGAACGGAACGCCAATAGCTGGAGCACCTTCTCCCAAACCAACGTTTATGAAAATGCAGAGATAATGGCTAACTGGCATCATCTCCGGTTTTTATTCAGGGGGATGCTCATGCTTATTGGCTATGTACGCGTGTCAACAAATGACCAGAACACCGATTTGCAACGTAATGCACTGAACTGCGCGGGATGTGACCGGATTTTTGAGGACAAAATCAGTGGCACTAAGTCCGACAGACCGGGGCTTAAAAAACTGCTCAGGACACTATCGGCAGGAGACACGCTGGTTGTCTGGAAGCTGGACAGACTGGGTCGCAGTATGCGGCATCTTGTTACGCTGATAGAAGAGTTGCGCCAGCGTGGTGTGAATTTCCGAAGCCTGACTGACAGTATTGATACCAGTACCCCAATGGGCCGTTTCTTTTTTCATGTCATGGGGGCTCTGGCTGAAATGGAACGCGAACTGATAGTTGAACGAACCAGGGCAGGGCTGGCTGCAGCTCGTGCCAAAGGCAGAGTAGGTGGACGCCGTCCTAAGTTGACCACCGAACAGTGGGCACAGATTGGACGTTTACTCGAGGCCGGAGAATCAAGACAGCGTATTGCACTGATTTTTGATGTGGGCGTTTCTACCATTTATAGAAAATTTCCGGCAAATAAGAGCAGTGAATCCCCCTGAATCAGCATAATTTTGATTATCCCTGCAAGTAGACAAATACCGTCATTTTGTGTGAATAACTGTACAACTACACTTAGCTGTTTGTCGGGCACAATCACTTCAACATAGGGCGAAGCCTAATCCAATCAGGAGGTTCGCCGCTATGGCTCAGGATTACCACCACGGGGTGCGCGTTGTTGAAATCAACGAAGGCACCCGATCCATTACCACGGTGAGCACCGCCATCGTGGGTATGGTCTGCACGGGCGATGATGCCGATGCAAAAATGTTTCCTCTTAATAAACCCGTGCTGATCACTGATGTGCTGACTGCCAGCGGTAAAGCGGGGGAGTCCGGTACGCTGGCCCGTTCGCTGGATGCCATCGCTGACCAGGCAAAACCCGTGACCATTGTTGTGCGTGTGCCGCAGGGTGAAACGGAAGACGAAACCACGACCAATATCATCGGCGCAGTGACTGCTGAAGGTAAAAAAACAGGTATGAAAGCCCTGTTATCTGCCCAGTCACAGCTCGGCGTTAAACCGCGCATTCTCGGCGTGCCAGGCCACGACACCAAGGCGGTAGCTACTGAGTTGCTGAGCGTGGCGCAAAGCCTGCGTGGATTTGCTTACCTGTCAGCGTATGGCTGCAAGACAGTGCAGGAGGCGATCACTTACCGCGAAAACTTCAGCCAGCGCGAAGGGA